CGGCGGCATGGCCAAACATATCTACAAGGACAACTGGCGCATCAGCGCCTACACCGGCATGTCCTCGGCCATCACGGCCGTCTTCTCCCTCATCGAGGCCCTGTCCTGCTCCAACGTCTCCAGCGAGGCGCTGCCCGTGCGCAAGGCCAACAAAGGCGCCCTCAAACGCGGCGCCCTTCCCTTCGACGAATACCGCGTCCTGACCCTCAAGCCCTCCCAACACGGCGCAAGCTCCGTGGACGGCGACATTCCGTTTGCGCCAGGCACCGGCCGCTCCCCTCGCGAGCATTTGCGACGCGGCCACATCCGGCGCCTGCCCAGCGGCAAGAAGATCTGGGTCAACGCCCACGTTGTCAACGCCGGCGTGCAAGGAAAACTACACAAGACCTACGCCCTCACCGCCCCAGTTGCATAAAGTAGAGAATTCTTCGTAGAATCCGCCGAAACCTACCTTAGAAAGGAGAAATCCCGTGAAAAACGACCCTGTTGTCAATCTTTCCAACATCCACATCGCCCCGCAACGCCCCAGCATCCTCCTGGGCGACCTGCGGATCTTCGAGCCCCGCAACGGCAAAGTCCTCATCTGCGTCGAGCACGGCCTCAACGCCGGCGAAGGCGGCGAGTTCAGCGCCAGTGAACTGGCCGATCTGCTCGACGAGTTCTACACCGAAAACTTCTAGCCCCATGTACGACGCCGCAACCGGGCGCATGTGCTTCGCCGAAGCACTGCCCTACCTCAAACGCTCACAGCCCGTGGCCCGCGCAACGTGGGCCGGGGCCTACGTCCTGCGCGACCCCACCAGCCGCAGCGGCATCACCTTCCACTCCGCCGTGAGCCACTTCCCCTGGGCACCATCCTCCGACGACGTGTTGGCAGAGGATTGGATCGCCGTCATCCCAACTGCCGACACGCAACAAGGAACCCCGAAATGACCATCTCCAAAAAAGTCCGCGCCTACCTGGCCAAAAACCCCAGCGCCACCGCACGCGATATCCACGCTAAATTCGGCGCCTCGCTGCCCATGGCCTACCGCCTGGTCAAGGAAAACAAAGACCGCCTGGCCGCAAAACAAACGGAAACCGACCTCGACAGCCCCCTAGAAATCGGCGTCAATATCGACAAAATCCACTCCCTGCTGGATTCCCTGCCCGGCGTGCAATCCATCGATATCCGCGAACCGCGGCCCGTGGACAACGTCAACCACCCCCCGCACTACACAATCGGCGGCATCGAAACCATCGATTTCATCGAGGCCAAAGGCCTGCATAATCATTACCACCTGGCCAACGCCGTGAAATACATCTCCCGGGCACCCTACAAAAAGGATTACCTGGAAGACATCAAAAAGGCCGCCTGGTACCTCCAGCGCGAAATCGAACTCCAGGAAAAAACCTCCCCCATCGTCTAACAAGATGAACCTCTCCTCGCTCCCGCCCATGGTCCAGCTGTACTTCGTCACCATGGGCGGAGCGACCTACACCCTCATCGGCCCCGTCACCCACCTCCCAGAAATGGGCATGGAAGCCGGCAATCTCGAAGCCTTCGAGGCCGGCGAAATCATCCCCGCGACCCTCGCAGCACGGTTCGTCAGCGCCGACGGCGACAACGGAACAGGCGTGTGGTGGCGGGGGATGGAGCAGTGAGGGGGGTGTTGGGACGGGAGCCGGGCACTGTCAGGTTCGAGTCAGGTTCAGAGGGGGTGGAGAGGGCAAAAAGGGCCGAGGACCGCGGAACGCGGGTCTTTCGAGGGTTTTCCCGTAGCGTTTTTGCCGTTTTAGTAGACTTTTTTAGGGTCAAGTGTGTTTGTGTGAAAAGTTTTTGAAAAATGACGTAATAGACGTAATGGTGTAAGAAGTGAATGAAATCAACGTGTTAGAGCTACACGGTACATTACGTGTCTTCTACAGGTGTAATTTCTTATAAAATGCGCGCGCGGGACATTTTTTTGTTTTTTTTTTTTCATTGACCCTAAAAAAGTCTACTAAAAGGCCAAAAACGGTGCGGGTTTCTACTAGGTACCACTTTTAGGAGCAAACATGGCAACGAAGCTGCCGAAGATGCCCCGGGGGCATAGCCCCTTGTTGGAGGACAAGCTGCGTACTCCCGTCACAGTCACCAAGAAGAGGGTGCTGACGCCCAAGCAGTGGAAGTTCGTTCAAGAGCTGGTCATGGGCGACGGCCAGGTGACCATGGCCGAGGCGGCCATCCGGGCCGGCTGGCCTGCCAAGACGGCGAAGGAATCGGCCAGGTTGCTGACCAACCCGGAAAAGAATCCCCATGTCGTTGCCGCGATTCAGGAGCTGCGCAAGGATATGGCCGAGCGGTTTGGCACGACCATGGAACGGCATATGCGGGATCTGCAGAATATCCGTGACCTGGCGCTGCAGGCTGGGGCATATGGTGCTGCCGTCCAGGCTGAATATCGCCGCGGCCAGGCACTGGGCACGATTTATATTGACCGCAAGGAAATCCGGCACGGCACGATTGATTCCATGAGTAAGGAAGAAGTCATGCGCAAGCTGGAGGAAATAAAGCGTCTGTATGGCGACCCAGGTAGGGTTATTGATGTAACGCCGAAGGAAATTGAGCAGGCAGCGGATGTAAAACCGGAATTACCGGCGCCGAAGAAAACCCGTGACTATGCGGAAGATCCTTGGTCGGAAGAAGGCAGGCAGCTGCGGGATATAACTCGCCAGGCAATTAAGGAGGGCGAAGATGCCATCGAAGCCAGAAAGCGGGCTTTATCAGAGATTGAAGGAAAACCTGCCAGCCTGCCACATTACCCGGATTGAATCCCGTGTGAACCTGGGCATCCCGGACTGCCTGGTAGCGTTCAAGGTGCCGGGCGAGTTTGTGATGGTGGAGCTGAAGGTAGTGCGACGCGGGCGCAAGGTCGCTCTGTCGCCGCACCAGGTGAGCTTTCATGCCAAGCACGCCGACATGAACTGCCCGACCTACATCCTGGTGCAGTATTTCCCGCCAGGGGCGACTCGCACCAGCCACTCTGAGCTGCGCCTGTATGCCGGCGAACAGGCAGTGGAACTGGCCATGCGGGGCATTGACACTGTTCCGTTGGCAGCATGGCCCTGGACGCAGATCCCGTGGGAGCTGGTGCGGCTGCACATGCTTGACGCGGTCGATTGAACCTGGATAGACTTGCGGTGCCAGGGCAGTCCTGGCACCAACTTAGAAAGCGAGAAATGGAAAAGTACCTCAAGCTCATGCGGCTAACGAAGCCGTTGAAGAACTCTGTGCATGACCGGCGCACGAAGTACGGCATTCAGTCCAAGGATGTCTTCCCGGAGGGGATGCTGTGGGTGATCAAGCGCAATCCTGGCGCGGAAGACCAGGTGCAGGAGGTCGCGGCCGCACAGGGCATCAGTCCGGAAGACGCGCGCATTCAGCTGGGCGGGTACCACACCCCATATGGCCAGCTGTGGGTGACGGAGTCAGACGAAGCTCGCAAGGCCTTCCTGGCCAACTCGGTGCCAACGAAGGCGCAGTCGGTGCAGGAGTTGGCGTTTATCTACGATGGCAAAAACCTCAGCGGCGCGGATGTACTACGGCACCTGATAAAGGGACACGACTGGACGCTGGCAGAGGTCGAGCGGGTGTTCTTTGAGATTTCGCAAGGCCCGCTGGATGAGCCGCAGGAGGACTAGGCTATCAACTCTTAGACCCCCACCGCATCCTCCCCAGCCGCAGAAAGCAAAGCTGGCTTGCACCATCAGGAATTTGTTCCTATACTGGCTACTCCACTTGTTCCTCAACGGGTTGGGGTGAGTGGGCCAATCAACCTAGAAAGCGAGAAAGTATGAAGATCAAGACAAGTGCTCTGAATGAGGCCGCCCTGGACTGGGCGGTCGGGTATTGTGAGGACACACTGTTGGACTCAACACCGTATGCGTACTCAGCAGATTGGGCCTGGGGTGGCCCGATCATTGAGCGTGAGCGCATCAGCCCAACCTATTGCCAACCAACCGCAGATTGGCAGGCAGCGTATCACATTGGTCGCTCATACCTCCAGACCGGCCCCACCCCACTCATAGCAGCCATGCGCTGCTATGTGGCTTCAAAACTGGGCGACGAAGTCGAAGTGCCTAAAGAGGTCGGCGCCACTGCGCACCCGGCCGTCCAGGCCGCACGCGGTTTGTATGGGTCGAGCACGATCGAATTCGATGCCGAGCCGCAAGTGTCCGAAGGCGCCACTGGTACCTGGGTTCAGGCCTGGGTGTTTGTTAGCAACGACGATTTGGAGGCAGCATGAATACCTTGGAAGCATTCGGCAGCGGCGACGGCGCCCATTGGGGACTCAGCGATTGGTACCCGGAGCAAGAGGCAGCACTCAAGCAAGCGCTTGAGGCGCGGCAGCCTTTTGACACGGGCTGGTACAGCAGTAAGAAGGAAATCGCGTCGGCTCGCATTTCCTCGCCTGATGGCAAGACGATCCGGGTAGAGGCCAGCGTCTCAGACGACTTCGACACTCCGGGCCAGCATGAGGAAGACATCACCAGCTGGACGCTGGAGGCAGTTGCCGAAGCGCTTTCGGTTGCCTGGTCAGGGGCAGAGGAAAACCGCAAGGATAACCAGGACTATGTCGGTTATTCCATCCTGCATCACGCGGATGGCCGGTCGAGCTGGGTGGAGACTTTCCTGGGCTGCGTCAGCACATGGGGGGACAGCGTCCCACCGGGAGGCGACCATTACCAGTGGTGGGGCTGGCAGCATGATGAGGAAGGCGAAGGCGCCAACTGCACATACCCGGGCATCCCGGCCAGCACGGCCGAAGCTTTCGAGAATTTCGCCCGCGACCTGGAGACGGGTTCGCTGCGAATTGGTGACTGGGAAATTCAAAGCTGGGACAAGGGGGCAGCATGAACAGATATCGCGTCACCATTCAGTTCGAGCTGACAAAGACCGGCTACAAAGAAGCTATCGTGCTGGCCGACAGCCCGGAACACGCACAGCACCTGGTGGAGGTTGCACCGGATGCGTATCCCTGGGGCCCGGAGTGGTATGCCGGTGAGGCTTACTGCACTAACGAGCGGGTGATGTTTGTGGAGTCGGAGCTGCCGGCCGAGAGCTGTTGACACTGCCTGGCCAGCCAGGCCACAATCGCGACCAGGCGCCCGGATGGTCTAGGCGCCCAACACAGAAAGTGAGAAAGCAATGATCGACATGAATGCCGTCTTTGCGAAGGCCTTGGCCGACGCAGTAGAAGAGACAGTGGTGCGCCCACTGCAGCAACGCATCAATGAGCTGGCCCTGCGCGTTGAGAGCTTGGCCGCTGGCCAGGTGCAGGACTTTGCACTGGTGCAGCAGCTGGCCGACCAGCAGACCCCCAACCTGGACGCACTGTTGCGCGATACGCAACTAGGCGACCGTATTCACATTGCCGTGCAGGATATCGTGATGTCTGACGAGTTCGCACGCAAGATGGCCGTGCTGGTCGATACGGACGCAGTGGCCGAGCAGCTGGACTATGAAAAGCTGGCGGGCAAGGTCGATGCGGAGGCAGTGGCCGAGCAGCTGGATACCTCCAGCCTGGCCGAGGCAGTGGCCGGCGAGCTGGACATCTCCGACCTGGCCGATAAGGTGCTGGACGAGCTTGATGTCGATAACATTGTGGAAAAGGTCAAGGAAGAACTTGACACTGAAGAGCTGGCCGAAGAGCTTAAAAACTCCGGCTACCTGGAAGAACGGATGCGCCGTCTGTTGAACAATGCCAGCGTTAGCCTTCGTTTTGATTGAGGGGGCAGCATGAGACGCTACACCTTGATCGTGGGAGACGCTGCAACCTGGGAGGAAGGGGGCACAGGCTTTATCACCTTTCAGGCAATCGACCAAATCACCACCCACGATTCCCTTGCAGAGGCGGAGGCGGCAGGGGAAGCTGCGCTCCAGGCCGGGAAGGATACTTGGGTGGTTCCTCAAGCATTTGACGGCATCATTTATTTTGAAAAGGAAAATTTGTCATGAGTCTGAAACCGGAGCATATGAACGCTATTGATCAGCTGCGGCAGGAAGGGTATGCCGTTATTGTGTGGACACCGGACGAACTGGGCACCGCATCTGCGCGCCGGGTGGAAGATCGGTCGGTAGAGCTGGGCTGGGACGTTATCGATGCACTGCAGGATGGGGAGGGCGACGAATGAACGGCATCAAGGAAGATGGGTGGATTCTGATCGACCAGGCCACTGGCTGGCCGGTGCAGTTGGGCGATACGCGTCGCACTAGCCGCAACGAACAGCACCAGGTAACCGGCGGTCGGCCGCCGCATAAACCCAGCAGCACCGGCCGCATTTATGTGCAGGGGTCGGAGTACTTTCCCAGCGTGCTGGACGCGGCCTGGGTGCGCGAGGATGCGCTGGCCAGCTCCGGCATCATCAACAGCAGCTACACCGTGCAGGGGGTACACCTAATGAACCAAATCGGTGGAGGGTTTGCCTCCGCGCTGGCCCGGGCGTTCTTCGCAGCTGATGCGGGCAATCGCATGAAACTGCTGCGGGCCTTTGAAGGCCTGTTCCGGGGGTATGCGGAGGAAGCTGCGCAACAGGTGCCCGCTGCGGAACCTGTTGCAATTCCAAAGTAAGTCAGACACAATCGCTGCACCGGCGGCCGGAGGGCTGCCGGGCACTTCAACTTCAGAAAGGTAGAAAGCTATGTCAACCCTCATGCAAGCCAGTCGCCAGTGGGCAACCCGTCCCGAAGAAGAGCGCTTCACTTCACTGCCGGAGATGGCCGCCATGCTCCAGGCCCAGCGCGCCATCAGTCGCGCGGCCGTTGTCAGCTCGCGTCAGCTGCGCGCGGTGCCGACCGACGATAACCAGGGCATCTTGATCGAAGGCCCGAACGGGAACGGGTATGCGCCCAGCCACTGGGCCTTTGGCCAGGCTGCCAACCTGGTCGGCGCACCGGCCGGCTACCTTCGCGACCTTCCGGCGCCGCTGGCGGCCGACTGCCTCAACTATGGGTTCCAGGTCGAGCGGGACGCGCAGGATGTAGGCGTGCTGTTGACCCGTAATGGGGAATCGACCATGCGCGCTATGACCGGCCCGCGCTATGGCCGCATTTGGAACATCGATGTCGTGCACGCCTTGATGGATCGCTTCGGAGATGGCCGCACTGGTGACTTCCGCGTGCCGGGCGTGTTTGGCCGCCAGGTCGAGATCGACAAACAGAACACCACACTGTATGCGGGCGACCGGGACATGTTCATTTTCCTGGCCGACGAACAGAACCGGATCGAACTGCCGAACAGGCGCAATGGCCAGGCCGGCACCCTGGCGCGCGGGTTCTTTGTATCCAACAGTGAAACCGGCGGCGGCACCCTGTACGTGAAAACTTTCCTGTTTGACTTTGTGTGCGCGAACCGGATCGTATGGGGTGCGCATGAGCTGGAGGAAATTCGCATCCGTCACACTGCCAGCGCGCCTGATCGATTCCTCGAAGAGGCCGCGCCGGCCCTGCTGGCCTACGCTAACAGCTCGGCCGGGAATGTTGGCCAGGTGCTGGCCACTGCGCAGCGATCGAAAATCGACAAGGTCGGAGAATTCCTGTCCAAACGGTTTGGGCCGCGTGTTGCGCAGCGTATCGAACACGCCCATGTTATGGACGAAGGCCGGCCTATCGAAACCCTTTGGGACGCGGTAACCGGCGCGACCGCATATGCCCGGTCGATTCCCTGGACGGCCGAACGGGTGGAGCTGGAAACCACCGCCGGCGATATCCTGGAGCTGGCCGAATGAACAACTACAAACATAAAACCGATGCGGAGCTGCGCTATATCATGCGGGACGCTGCCGAAGCTGCCCGAGCCATGCGCCAGGTTGACCACGCGGCCGAGTGCAAATATCTAGACCAGGTAAACGACGCGGCCACTGAGCTGCACCGGCGCCAGCTGACGCAGCGACTCAGGCGCGCGCCAGTGCCTGGCCTGGTCGCCATGCGCTAACCCGGCGCCAGCTGCGCCAGCTCCCGAGCCCGGCCGCGTGCCGGGCTTTTTCATGCGCGAAGGGCTTGCAGTAACTGCAGCACCTAGGACACAATCGAGCCCGCCGGCGCGGTGCCGGCGCAGAAAGTTAGAAAGGCCTGAGATGACAATCGAACCCGTACCTACCCCAGCTGAGCCCACAGACTCGGCCGCCATGTTTAGCTACATGAGCCGGCGCGAGTATGCAGCGACGCATATCCTGGCCGGCCTGGCCGCTAACCCGGAAGCGGCCCGTATCGACCTGGCGCACCTGGCCGCTAACGCCGTGCGCCTGGCCGACCTGCTGCATGCCCGCCTGGCCGACACTGCTGGGGGCGCATCATGCTGAAAACCGTGCGCACCAGCAGCAACAGCAAGACCGGCCCGATAGCGGTAACTTACCGCGCCGGCGCACATAGCCCGTTTGGCACTTGCCCGCGCAGCTGCGCACTGAACCCAGCTGGCGACCATGCGGCCCAGCTGATCGACCTGGACTACCTGGCCGCACTGCGCCAGGCAGTGCCGCGTGATGGCCAGGCCTGGACATATTCGCATTTTCCGGCCGAGCTGCTGCCGGTACCGGCGCCGGGTGAAACCGTGATAAACGCCAGCTGCGACTCAATCGACCAGGCGCTGGCGGCCGTGCGAGCTGGCCGGCCCGCAACAGTGGCCGCGCCGGCCGGCACTGTTTGGCCTTACCGGGTCGAAGGGGTCGACTTTGTGCAGTGCCCAGCTCAGCTATCCGACGACTTCGACTGTGCCAGGTGCGGCGCTGGGCGGCCTTTGTGCGCCAGGGCCGACCGGGAATATGTGATTGTGTTTGTGGCGCACGGTTCCGGTGCCCGCCTGGTCGGAGCTGATACGCCTGGTGGGTGCTATGGCGCCGGCGGCCCAGTGCGCATGCAGTGGAACAGCACGGCCGCGACCGGCCGGCCTGATGACGCTGCTGCAGCAGTGGAGTTTGCGCGCCAGCTCCCGCCTGGTTCCCTGCTGCGGCACCACGTAGTGGGCGATATCGGAAAGGCCGCCGCATGATGTTGTTTTTCCTGGCACGCCTGGCCGCCTGGTGGAAACCCCGTGCGCCAGCTGTTGCACCGGCCGCCAGGCGCCCGACCAGGCGCCGGCGCCGGAAATAGTTTCACCCTTCAAACCCGGCCAGGTGCCGGGTTTTTTCTTTTCTGCGTATCGGAAATTTCGCGCGACCTGGCCGCCTGGCACCTGGTTTCTCGAATGGTCGCCGGCCTGGTGGAGCTGCGCGCCTGGTGGAGCTGGAAACCCCAGCACCAGCCTGGTCGGTTTGAACCTGGCCGCGGGCCGCGGCCGATTAACCCTTAATCACTGCGCCAGGTATCAGCTGCGCGCGCCTGGTGCTGGCGCCTGGCCGACCTGGTCGGAGCTGCGCGGGCCGCGTGCCTGGCCGCCTGGTGCGCAGTTATTGCAGCTGCAGTTATTTCTACCTGGTGCAGTTATTCGAGCTGCAGTTATTCGACCAGGTGCAGTTATTACCGGCGCCGGCCTGGCCGACCAGGTGCAGTTAATCGCGACCAGGTGCGACCTGGTGGAGCTGCGCGGCCCTGGCCGGCCTGGTGCGTCAGCTGTTGCGCGCAGCGCGGGCCGCACCTGGTGGAGCTGGTGCCGGTGTTTGTATGTGGATACAAACACGCCGCCTGGTGTTTGTATGTGGATGCAAACCAGGTGCGCAGCTGGGCGCTGGGCGCCGGCCGCCGACCAGGCGCCGCGTGCCACGGCCCGCGCGGCCTGACGCGTAAGTGGGCACTAACTGGGGGGGGGGCCACAAAACGGCCCCTTGCCCGGCTGGCGCTGGCTTCGGCCCGGTTTTGCTCTGTCAAAGAGCAGCCAAACAGTTTTGACCCGGGGGGTCCACAAAAGGCCCCCTTTGTTTCACAATCGCAAAGCCGCAAAAATTTTTGCAAATTTCAAACGCAATCGGCCTGCGCATGACCCCTGAACACATCGAAGAAGAACGCCTGAAGCTTGAGTACCGCCTGGCGCAGCTCAGCGCCCAGGACAGCGCGAGGGACAAATTCCTCGATTTCGTCCGCTACGTTTGGCCCGAGGCGTTAATCGGCGCCCACCACGAGAAGATGGCCAGTGCGTTTGACCGTGTGGTTAATGGGACGCTTAAGCGGCTGATCATCAACATGCCCCCGCGGCACACGAAGTCTGAGTTTGCTTCGTACTTACTGCCCGCGTTCGTGATGGGGCACAAGCCGGACACGAAGATTATTGAGGCCACGCACACCGGCGAGCTGGCCGTGAGATTCGGCCGCAAGGTCCGTAACCTCATGGACATGGACCGCTACAAGGAGTTATTCCCTGACGTGTCGTTGCAGGCCGACAGTAAGGCGGCCGGTCGCTGGGATACCAACAAGGGCGGCGAATACTTCGCGGTCGGTGTCGGCGGCGCGATGACCGGGCGTGGCGCAAACCTTTTGATCATCGACGACCCGCATTCCGAGCAGGATGCTTTGTCGGAGCTGGCCCTGGACAACGCTTGGGAGTGGTACACCTCTGGCCCTCGCTCTCGTCTGCAGCCTGGCGGCTCGGTGATCATCGTGATGACCCGCTGGGGCACGAAGGATCTGACGGCTCGCCTGCTCAAGCAGCAGAGCAGTCCGAAGGCGGACCAGTGGGAGATCATTGAGTTCCCGGCCATCCTGCCCTCGGGCAAGCCTTTGTGGCCCGGGTTCTGGAAGATCGAGGAGTTGAATGCTGTCAAGGCGTCGTTGTCGGTCCAGAAGTGGAACGCGATGTACCAGCAGCAGCCGACCAACGACGAGGGCGCGATCCTCAAGCGCGAGTGGTGGCGCATTTGGAAGTACGACGATCCGCCGCCCTGTGAGTACTTGATCCAGTCGTACGACACGGCGTACTCCAAGAAGGAGACGGCGGACTACTCTGTGATCACAACCTGGGGCGTCTTTTACCCGGACTCTGACTCGGGGCCCAACATCATCCTGTTGGGGGTCAAGCGTGGGCGGTGGGACTTCCCGGAGCTCAAGCGCATTGCCAAGGAGGAGTACCGGCACTGGAACCCTGACAACGTGCTGATTGAGGCGAAGGCTACCGGAACGGTCCTCCAGCAGGAGATGCGTCGGATGGGGATTCCTGTGACGATGTACTCGCCAGGTGGCCGCAAGACGGGGACGGACAAGATCAGCCGGGCGAACTCTGTGGCGCCGATGTTTGAGTCGGGGATGGTCTGGGCCCCGGACCTCGAATGGGCACAGGAGTTAATTGAGGAGTGTGCGGCATTCCCAAATGGCGACAACGATGATATGGTTGACTCTACGACGCAGGCGATGATGCGGTTTCGTCAAGGCAACTTTGTTCGCCTGCACACTGACGAAGAGGACGACCGCGAGCCGCGAGCCTTGGGACCTGTTGAGTACTACTGATGGCCACTAAAGCTGCGAAGCAGGAATACAAGCGGGAGCGTTTGCTTGAGATGATTGAGCAGCGTGCCCGGGCCGCGGAGCTTGATCCGCAGGTTGTTATTCGTGTAGCGGAGTTGGAGAGCAGTTTGCGTCCGTCGGCGAGGAATCGTCGCTCGACGGCTACGGGTTTATTTCAATTGACAGATGCGCGTCGGCGTGAGTTGGGGTTGCCGCCGAAGAAGGTTTTGTCGGTTGAGGAGGATATTGAGTACGGGGTGCGGTCCTTGGCCGAGGCGCGCGATTATTTGAAGAATAGGCTTGGGCGGGAGCCTGAGCCGTTTGAGTTGTATGCGGCGCATTTCTCTGGGCCCAAGAGGAGTGTGGATGTTTTGTCTGCTGCGGACGAGACGCCGGTGGACAGGATTTACTCCCGGGTCGCGATGCGTTCTAACCCGGAGCTGAGGGGTTTGACTGCTGGCCAGGTGCGTGGTCGGTGGCAGGAGAGGTTTGGGGATGTGGGCAGGAAGCCGGAGCCTGTGCCGAAGAAGGAGTTTGTGCCTGGGCCCCCGTTGACGTTGCCGGAGATGGAGCGGGAGGCGGCGCTGCAGTTGTTTGCGCAGGCGCCGATGCAAGAGCCTGTACAGGAGCCCACGGCGATGGAGCCGGTGATGATGGCCAGTGGCGGGTTGGTGGGCGAGAGTGAGGAGATCACTCGGTTGATCAACATGGCGCGGTCGGATGCTGACTATCGCCGGATCAACGAGATG